AACTTTCCAAGAGGGCGATGTATCATCGTTTACCGAGAGGAAATGGAATAATACCTAATGCCCGACACTTTGGAATACCCAACGCCCGCCGCAAACCTCCCAAGTGCCAACTTTTTATGGCTTGACTCAAGCGGGAACCCCCTAGATTTCAGCAGTGGTTGGACTTTCTCGATGAAGATTGGTCAACCGCCAAACTCCTACGCCATCCTCAAAACCACGGGACTCCTTGGGCTTACGAGTACCAACGGCTCATCGAACCTCATCGTGACTTGGGCGAACAACGAGTTGAGTAACCTCACCTCCGGTCGCTGGTATTTCCAAATCACCGCAACGCAAACTTCTAACGGCGCACAACGAATCCTCACGGGGTCAATCAAGTTTGACTTCGCACCAATGTAAGGGGCAATAATGTCTTGGACCTATTCCGCAAACCCAGCATCTTCCCCGAAAGATACGGTTCGTTACCTCATCGGTGATACCAACATTGACAACCAGATTGTCCAAGACGAGGAAATCTACTTCAACCTCTCTGAAGTAAACAACGAGCCGTACCGTGCAGCCTCGAACACCTGTTACAACCTCGCCGCCCTATTTACGGGTCAGGCCCAAAGCGAAAGCAAGAGCGTCGGCGGCCTCTCGATTTCCAAATCTCTTGGCGACCGAGCTCAACGTTACGAGCGTTTGGCTAAGGACTTGCTGATTCGCTCGCGCCGTGTCGCACCCCCAAGCGCAAACGCCGACCCGAACGCCCTCGGTGCGGAGTTCACGGTTCCGGGAGAGTTCGACCCCTACTACGCAACACCTAACTCGTGGCCGACCAACTCCGTCACAGGTGTCACCACGACCTATGGCATTGGCAATAACGACCCACTTGACTTGCTCACGGAAGAGGAAGAAAACGCTGCCGAGCAACAACAGCAGGGTATGTAGTTATGTCGTATGACATCGCATCCTCAGGAATTGACCCTGACCTCGTAGCGCTGATGACGCAGACCATTATTGTTGAGAATACTGTTCCAAACCCCGGCGTTCAGCCCGGCGGAACTGTGGTTCTTGATGGATATGGGCGACACTACGTTGGCACAGACGGAACGAGCGACGGAACAGTTCAGTATGGAACGCCTACGACCTACAAGTGCCGATTGGAATACGAAACCAAAGTCATAAAGACGGCTAATGGTCGAGACATTTATAGTTCGGGTCGCGCTTACTTGACCCAGTTCGCCCTTGGAATCTCAACGGAAAGCCGAGTCACGATTCCAAACCAGACGCAGCCGATTCTCAAGCACCCAGTCATTATGTATGTTCAGAACAACTACGACGAGAACGGTTTGACCGGGTACAACACGGTTCTGCACTTTGAGTAGGTGCTGAAATGCTCGCCGCAACCCTAACGATTGACCCGAACTCGGGCATCCTCCGCCTCAAGCAGAAGATTCCGTATGTCGCCCTTGTGGTTCAGGATGCCCTCAACGAGTACGCCCAGAACGTCTTTGATGCGAGTCAAGAGCTCGTTCCCGTTGATACTGGTTTCCTACAGGATTCTGGCTATATCGTCACCCAAGACAACCCTTTTGGTGATTTGTCGAGTATCGAGATTGGATACGACGCACCTTACGCCCTTTACATCCACGAAGATTTGGAGCTCAACCACCCGAACGGCGGAACGGCAAAGTATCTAGAGAATCCAATGGAACTAATGATGCCCGATTTACAAAGGAACATCATTGACCGAGTATCAGCACTTGTGTACGACAGCGTTGAGAAAGCGCAAAATGTCCGATACGTCAGTAGCATTACTGTTGACCAGATGACGGAGAACTACTAGTGGCAAACATCCTTGATGCCCTCGGGCAATACCTACCAACGGTTGTTCCCAGCCTCGTTCTTGGTCAGAACCTCTACCTAGGCCGCCTCGTTACCGAAGCCCCCAATCAAGTCGTGCTGATTCAGCCGTATGCGAGCCGACCCCCATCATTGACTATGGGCGGTCAAGCGATTGCGATTGACAACCTCAAAGTCCAAATCAAAGTTCGTGGCAACCCAGAGGACTACCCCGGTGCGTATGCCCTTGCGAACTCGATTCGGTTGGCTCTTTCTTCGTTCGTCAATACCAAAACCATAGATGGAATCACCATCCTGCGTATTTCCACCCTTGGAACCATCAACCCAATGCCGTATGACGAAGGAAATCGCCCTAGTTTTACGATGAACTTCGAGATAAATGTCAACAACCCAACCTAACCCGGAACTAGAGGCCGTTCGAGCCGCTATTTCAGCAGCCAAAGCCGCAAGCGTCGCCTCCGTTCGCGCGCTTGATGCGGTCGAGCGACTGTTGGGATTCTCCAACGCCGTTCCAAAGCCGGAGAATGACGTACAAGAAGTGCGTCAAGAGGTACAAGATGACCAGTCTTGTAACCACGGGGAAGCGGTTGAGGTGCGTACAGTCGAGGGCGTATTCAAGGTATGCCCGTGTGGTGAACAATGGGTTCCTTGAGATTCCTTGGTATTCCTGCTAAACTACCCTTTAGATAAAGGAGATAGTTGTGGCAAAGAGGGCAGTAGGGGTCGCCCCAGCACCCGCCTACGTTCATAAGTGGACAAAGGTAGAGGAATGGAACGGCCTAGTCAAAGGAGATACCGTCAAGGTTGCCGGTGAGCGTGGTGATTTCATTTTCATCTCGGCTCACGAGCTCGACGGGGAGATTATTGCCGTAAATGTTCACGGTGGGGTGTACGGACACAAGAGTTTCCGCGCCTTTTACCCCGAAAAAGTAAGTAAGCCCGTGGTCAAGAAGACCCGTAAGCGTAAAGGCGACGAGGACAGCGACCAATAGCCATTTCCAAACCTAGTGATACGATTTGCTGAAACATCTATCGGCTAGGAAGGCTCTATGGCTAAGGCGAATACTGTTGCGTATCTTGTCACCGACAAGGCCATCTCCTTGTCGTACAACGGCAAGAACGCATTTCCCGGCGATGTCGTAAGCGACTTCCCCGGAGAAAGTATTTCGTGGCTTCTTAGCGACGGTCTAATCGTTGCTGCGCCGAGTGCCGCACCAGCACCTACGCCCGACCCGACTCCGAGCGTTGATGAGACTCCCGCCTCGGATTCGACCGACACTTCTGCTGAAACGGCGGCCACAAACTAATGGCTACCTCGATTCCAAACTTCCTACACGGCAAGAACACACGGGTACTGTTCGTCAACCCCAATTTCTCGTCGGCCACTATCACGACAAATACGGTTAGCGGTTCTTTCGTAATCACCACAACGGGTGCGGGCGGCCCCGTTTCGGTTGGGCAAGCCATCACGGGCTCAGGAATCCCCTCTAGCACCATTATTACGGCGGTACAGGGGAATAACGTCACCTTGAGTAATGCGGCCACAGCAACGGCTTCTGGCGTGTCTCTAACCGTTTCTAGCAGTGGTATTGGCTTTGACCTTTCGCCCTACTTCAACGATGCCTCGATTTCTTGGTCGCAGGCCGCCGAAGAAACCACCACTTTCTTACAGGGTGGCTCAAAGACGTACATTCCGGGCCTCAAAGACGGAACAATCACCTTGTCGGGCTTCTATGACTCGACCATTGGCGGTCTTGACGACATTATGACCAACTCGCTGTCGGCTTCCACCGATAAGTCGGTTCTTGTCTTCCCAGCAGGTGGCATCAACGACTCCGAGCGTTGCTTTGTCTCGAACGGTGTCCAAACCAAGTACGAGCTCAAGTCGCCCGTTGCCAATGTCGTTACTGCTGATATGGAAGTTCAGGCCGATGGCGGCGTTTGGCGCGGAAACGGGCAGTACCTAGTCGTATCAACAAACGGAAACTCCAACGCTTACACGCCGTTCCCAGCGGCCTCTAGCGGAACTGCTGATACGAGCAAGGGCGGTTTACTCGTTTTGGGCCTGCAACTCCTTACGGGTGGCGGAACAATCGCAGTCAACTTCCAGCACTCATCGGATTCGTCTACTTGGTCAACCTTGGCGACGATTTCTTCGGCGGGCGCAACCGTAACTCCTCTCACCGGAACCATCCACCAATACACACGGCTTCAGTGGGTATTTACGGGCGGAACCAACCCATCAGCAACCATCTACTACGGGTTCGCCCGCTACTAGGAAAGGAAATAGACCAAAATGGCTACTTCAACCACCACCCCAACATTCCAGCACGGTAAGAACGCATTTCTGGCTCTTGGCTACGATATGGGTCTAACGGCAGGCAACTTGGTGCAGGCGACCGCAACGGCTTCGTTCGCAACGCCCACCGCAACCCTGACGATTGCCGGTGCAGGAACGGGTACGCTTCTAACCCAGAACAACGCTATGACCCCCTCGGGCGCAGGAAACAGCATCTACGGTGCTTTTTTCGGTGGCGTTCCCGTGTACGGCACGGCTTTGAGTACGAGCTCGATGACCGTCACCTCACAGAACGTTGCGACCACCACGGTTGCGACCAACGTGACCCCGATGGTCAACATCTCGCAATACACCAACGATGTCTCGTTGCCATTTGCTATCGAGGCTGCTGAAACGACTTCGTTCTCGCAGGCCGGTGTCAAGACCTACATCGTGGGCCTCAAGTCTTGGACCCTGACGTTCTCGGGTATGTTCGACGAAACTGCCATCTCTACTGGTTACGCCGGTGGCATTGACGCAATTATGTACGCCCTCTCATCGTGGCAGGACTCCGGTCGTATCGGTAACTTCGTGTACGGCCCAGCGACCCCCGGTGGCTTCACGGGTCTTACAGCCGACACCAAGTATTACGGCACGGGTGTTTTGACTAAGTACGACCTCAAGAGTGCGGTCGGCGCAGTCGTTACATTCGATGGTGAACTGCAGGTAACTGGACCTGTTTACCGCACTACACTCTAGGTAAACCCCTAGATAGGAGTATTTCCAAATGTCCAACCTTTCAGCCAAGATTTTTGCTGCCGATGACATCGAGAGCGAGCTCGTAGAAGTTCCCCAGTGGGGCGTAAGCGTTCTCGTCAAGTCACTCACGGCAAAGGCTCGTGCGGTGATGATTGACAACGCTATGGCCGGTAGCACCAACGGACAGTTCAACATTCAGCAGATTCTTCCTGACCTTGTTGTCCAATGTACCTACGACCCTGAAACGGGCGAGCGTGTCTTCTTCGACACCGACCGTGATGCGGTTATGGCGAAGTCTTCGGGACCCATTGAGTTGCTTGCCAACGTTGCTATGAAGTTGTCGGGTATGACTGACGATGCGGTGGCAGAAGCGGGAAAAGAATCTTCGCCAACCCAGAGCGACGCTTCCTCTTTGAGTTAGCGGAGAAACTGGGGAGAACCGTTGGCGAACTTCTAGAAGGTTCTCCCGCACACAAGCCACTTTCAGCGATGGAGTTGGTTGAGTGGCAAGCAGTCTGGCAAATCAGGAATCACGAAGAGCGAGAGGCATACGAAAAAGCCAAGAACGGTAGATAGGAACAGGTGAAGTAAATGAGTATGAGTGACGGAGGGCTTGACCTAAGAGGTCGCTTCCTATTCGATACTTCAGGTGCTAAATCTGCCCTTGATGCTGTCTCGTCTGCGGCTACGGCTGGTGCTGACAAAATAATCGAAGAGTACCGCCGTGCTTTCGATTTTACCAAAAATGCCATCGGTATCGTTGGCCTTGGGGCCGCGCTGTCTACCGCCGTTGACTCTGCCTCACAACTTGAGCAGTCGCAGGCTGTCCAAGCACAGTTGCTTACCAATCAAGGTATGGCATCACAGTTCAACCTATCTATGACTCAGCAGCAATATGATGCTGCGAAGAAGAGTGGCGACTACACGGCCGCCTACTACTCGAAGATGCTGGCGAATCAGGCGACGTACCTATCTGTCCAAACCGGTATCAACCGAGAGCAAATCACGCAGGCGCAGACCCTCGCCTATACGAACACCGACATCGCCAAGTTAGTTTCGACGGGTCCGATGGTTCAGGGTGCGCTTTCAGCAGCCGGGCAACCGCTTCACAATATGCGACAAAATATGCAGTTGTTTATGACTGACGCTGCGAACTTGTCAAAGGTTATGGCGGGCGGTCACGGCTCAATCAACTCGTCGGCTCGTATGCTGACCCGCAACCTGCAAGACCCGATGCACCATATGAGCGCGATGTCTCGTTATGGATTTACTTTGTCGCAGTCAGAGCAGATGCGTATCCGTACTTTGGAAATGACCAACGGCCTCTACGCTGCGCAGAAGCAAATGCTCGTTGACATCAACAATCACGTTCAGAACGTGGCTCAAGAGGGTACGTCGCCAATTGAGTTGCTGAAAAACGACCTCCAAATCATCTACACAACTCTTGGCTCGGCACTCTTGCCCTTGTTCAAGAACCTTGCCGGTAGCCTAAGCACGGTTCTAACGGCTCTTAGCCCGATGCTTCAATCCTTTGGTGATGCTCTCGGACAGATTATGAACAACATCGGTGGCTTGCTCGCACCACTTATGCAAATTGTTCAGCCAATCTTCGACCTATTGGTCAACGGTATTCTCCCTGCGTTCTTTGCGATGATTCAGCCAATAGTCCAATTGGTCAATGCCGTTGCCGTTCCACTCGTCAAGGCTCTTACGGCAGTTATTGAACCGATGAACAAGAACGGAGCTCTAACCAAGGTATTTGTTGACCTTGGGACAGCGATGGGAACCGTCTTCAAGCCGTTGGTTGGCGTTGTAACGAAACTCGCTAATAGCGGAATTATCAACACCATTTTCGGGGCTTTCGTAAAGGTTCTTCAGACCTTGGAACCTGTCCTCCCAATGCTCGCCGGGGCGTTTGTGAAACTGGCTATCGCACTACTTCCGGTGATTGTCGCCCTAACCCCAGCATTTATCAAGGTCTTGCAGGCGTGGGCCGACGTTATGGTGATTCTCGCACCATACTTTGTTGCTGCTGCGGACGGCCTTGCCAAACTCATCAAGTGGATTACGGGAAACAAGGGTCTTACCGATGCAATCGCAATGCTCCTCGCTATCTGGTTTACTCGCAAACTCTTCATCGGACCTATTGGTCTTGTTGGTGAAATGCTTACGGGGCTAATCGGGCGATTTGCTCGTGTGGCCACGGCGGCGAAGAATACGGGTGGCGTTCTCAAGGACGCCTTTAGCCTCAAAAACCAACGTGATGCCGAGGGCAACAAGATGAAGACATCTTTTACCCAAAGCCTCGGCGTTGGGCTCGAGAATCGCGCTCAAAAGATGGAAGAATCCCGACTCCGGCGGATGGCGGTCTACAAGGAACGTGCTGAAAAGGGCGGTATGCTCGCAGGCCGTTGGGAGAAGCGCGCTAAGAGACTTGAGGGAAAAAAGTCATTCCTCGAACGTGAATACGCTAGGCACGGCAAATCCCTTGAGATGGATGTTGCCAAAGATGCCAAGGGAACGAAGTTCGGTCGCCTGCTGAAAGGCGTACTTGGTCTTGGTCTGCCCGGGCTGGGTCAAGCAAGCGACAATGCCAAAGACCCCGTTACGGCTACGAACAACCTCGTAGATGCCATCAACAACCTCATCGCAACCATCCAATCCTCAAGTATGGGCGGTGGCGGAAACAACCTTGAGAAGAAACTTGAGGGCAAACTTGAGAACAAGGTCAAGAGCGAGATTGAGAGCAAAGCCAAGAACGAAATTGGCAAGAAACTTGAGGGCGAGCTCGGCAAGAAGTTGGAGAGCAAAATTGGCGGTCGCCTCGTAGGTGCGGCCAAGAACTTCCTTGGTCGTGGTGCTGCTGAAGAGGGTGGAGAAGCACTACTCGCAGAGGGTGGCGGAGAAGCCGCAGCCGAGGGTGGTATTTTGGCGGCCGGTGCAGCGAGTGGTGTTGCCACGCTTGGCGTTGGTCTAGCCGTTGCCGCAGCGACCGTTGCCTATATGAAGTGGCACAAGCAAATCAACCACGCCCTTATGTCAACGGCACACCACCTTGAGAATGGGGCGAAAGACGTTGCCAAGTGGGGTGCGAAGACCGCTAAGGATGCCGCAAAGCACTTTGTCAACATTGGAAAACATCTCCTACACGGTGCTGGTGCGCTCGTAAAGGGTGCGGCTCACATCGGCGGGAGCATCCTGCACTCAATTGGTGGGTTCTTCGGGGGTCTATTCGGTGGAGGCGGTGGAGGCAATAGCGGTAGCAAGGCCGCCAACGACTCAATGGCTCACATCGCCCAACTCAAGAAGATGACCTTTACGGATGGTGCGCTGAATGTTCACATCGAGCGAGTCCATCACGAGGCCGCCCGTGCGTTAGCCCGTGGCGAACGCCGTGAGCGTGGTGGTGAAACGGTCGTAAATATCGAAAAGGGCGCGTTCGTCATCGAGGTCAAGGGCAACTTGGATAAGGGCGTATCGAAGCAGGTCGAGAAGTACGTCGAAGACCAGTTCAACGAGCTCCACCGTCGCCTTCGCACAGTTGGTCGGTAATTTTTCCAAAGTAGCGATAGAGTAGGGTGCTGATGAAAACGCTCACCGCTACCCCTACGACAGCGAAAGTTGACCCTAAATACTGGGTAATCAACGGTGCGCCAGATGGTGCTACGGCACAGAACGACACGACACGCCTCTCTTGCACGGCGGTTCGTACTGCTGATACGAACATCTACCAAATCCACGTTGACAACGTATCCAAACTATTTACGGCACTAACGAGTCTTTCGACCAATACACAGGCCGCCCCGTACTCGATTTCGCTCGCCCCAACGACTTTTGGTGACGGTTCTGGGGTTCCAATCTCATATGCCCCCTCGTATTACTGGTATTACCAAATCGGTAACTACACCTACACGGGCGACCCTTTCGTCTATGTAAACGACACAAATGGCTTTTCAGCAGGGCAACAAATCGTTGTTTTGGAGGGCGACAGCCAAACGAGCTCGCCTGCTTTCTACTCGGAGTGGGGAACGGTCGGCTCGGCGGGTCAAGTTGCTATCACGCAAACGCTCACCAACTACAACTACACCACCCCCTCCGCACTTCCTCTGCCTAGCAGTGTGGGTAATGAAACC